TATTGGTACAGTTTTAGAAGCAAAGCAGTCTATAACTTTCTCAGTAAAATAATTTTTCTGCCTAGAATTCTCTACTGCTATATGAAACTTTGATGACTCAAAGAAATCATTTCTTCTATGATGAAATGGTGGAGACAAATGCGAATAGTATTGAAGACCGTTAGATACATCAACTCTTTTCAACATGTCATTGATACTTAGTCGTAACTGATGTCCTACACTCTGACTCTTGTTACTGGTAACAAAGGAAACGTTATTCTTCTTTGCAATCTTTAGATCTTTGAAGTCTAACCAACTAGAACCCCACTCAAATAATTCTGCAGTGGGATACTTATCTAATATAGACTGTGTAAATGTGTATATCTTATCAAACTTATATGCACTTCTCAATGCACCTTCACTAACAGTAGGTAGTATTGCTAACGGTTCTGCAAGAAATAATATCTTATAGTCTGCCTCTTCATTACATGCTAGATTATCAATAGAGATACTAACTTGTTGTTCAAAATCTAATCCTCCATCAACCCATGGGTTCCACCATAGGGGATAAAAATGTGCTGGTTTCATGAGTTCAATACCACAATCAATCTAATTACC